AAGGCGATTTAGAATTAGAAGTTATTTTTTTAGCCCTAGATAGACCAGAAGATGTCAAGAAACTACTATCATTGGAGCTAACAGGTGTATGGATTAATGAAGCAAGAGAGATACCTAAGTCAATTGTTGACGCATGCACTATGAGGGTTGGAAGATATCCTAGTATGCGTGACGGTGGTCCCACATGGTATGGCGTTATATGTGATACCAACCCACCAGATACAGACCATTGGTGGTCAATCCTTGCAGGTGAAACAGTTATTCCGGATTATATAACCAAACAAGAAGCTAAGATGTTAGTGAAGCCTGATAACTGGAGGTTTTTTAATCAACCCCCAGCTATGTTAGAGCAGTACGATGATAGAGGTGAATTGAACACCTATAACGACAATACTAACAAAGAAAACGGAAAGAATCTAACTAAGAATTATTATGAAAATATTATACGTGGTAAGACCAAATCATGGATTGATGTCTATGTTTTAAACAAATTAGGTCAAGTAGAAGATGGGAAACCCGTATATGAAATGTTTAATAGAGATGTGCATGTAGCTAAAAGCGATATAGCTATAGTGCCACAAGCCCCAGTTTACGTAGGCATAGACTTTGGATTAACCCCAGCATGTGTCTTTGGGCAGAAACTTAGAGGTAGATGGCTTATTATTGATGAGCTTGTAGCAGAGGATATGGGTATATTACGCTTCAGCGATCTAATGAAATCTAAAATGGCAGAGTATTTACCTAGAGATTTTACAATATTTGGCGATCCAGCAGGTGACCATAGGGCGCAGACAGACGAATCTACACCATTTCAGATACTAAAAGGCAGAGGAATTATGGCAAGACCAACTCATTCCAACGATGTTTCATTGCGTTTGGAAAGTGTCAATGCTACATTACAGAGAATGATTGATGGCGAAAGTGGTTTATTAATAGACCCTAAGTGCGTTAACATTATAAAAGGTTTTGATGGAGGTTATCATTACAGACGTATGCAAGTATCAGGAGAAAGATACGATGAAAAACCTAACAAGAATAGGTTTTCGCATATACATGACGCATTACAGTACATGTTGCTAGGTGCTGGAGAGGGAAGAAGCTTGACAGTAGGTCAATCTAATTCAAGACCAGTAGTAGCTAAAAGAAACTTTAATGTGTTTGATTTGAAATCAAAATCAATTTATGAAAGGAGAAAATAGAAATGTGTGGAAATCCATTTAGTAGCCCAAGTATTCCTGCACCACCCCCACCTCCACCAGAGGATGAGAGTGCAAGAGACGCTCGTAAAAGAATGCGAGAAGACGAGCAGAAAGAAACGGCTGAGAAAAAACGTGATGATTTAGAAAATAGAATCGCCGCTTTGTATGGGACAACAGGCAGAAGATCGCTCTTAACTGGTAGAACAGGGGGACAGGGTTTTAAAGTTGGCTCTGAACTTATGAGTAATCGTACACTAGGAGCATAATTTGGCTGTAATAGACACCTACGCTCCTAGTATTAGCCAACATGATAGTCCTGTTAATGCTTTATTGAAGCGTTATGAATCTGCAAAAGCAGTAAAAGACCAATGGAAAGGCACGTTTGAAGAGTGCTATGAGTTTGCTTTACCACAAAAAGAATCATTTTATGATGAAACACAGGGTAGAAGACGCACAGATAGAATCTTTGATGAGACAGCAGTCGTTGGAATCCAAGAGTTTGCTTCAAGATTACAGTCAGGAATTGTACCAAACTTCAGTAGATGGGCAGAATTCAGGGCTGGTAATGAAATTCCAAAGGAAGATAAAAAAGAAGTAGACCTGTTACTAGATGAAGTAACTGAATATGTATTTGAGTTATTGCAAAACTCTAACTTCTCACAAGAAGTACATGAATCATTTTTAGACATAGCATTAGGCACAGCAGTGCTTTTAGTAGAAGAGGGAGACGCAGTTAACCCTATAGTTTTCAAAAGTATTCCATTACCACAGGTTTATTTGTCATCTGGATATGATGATAAGGTCGATCATGTGTTTAGAGAAAGACAAATTAGAGCAAGAGACATGTTAATTGCCTACCCAGATGGGCAACTTAGTGACGATATGAAGCGTGATATGGTAGAAAATCCTGAAAAAATGTGTGAAATTATAGAGGTTGTCTATAAAAATCATGCCAATACCAAGGATGATGAGTACCATTATTGTGCTATTTCACCAGAACATGAGCATAAAGTGTATGAAGAAGTCTATAAAGGACTAGGTGCTAACCCATTTATTGTATACAGATGGTCTAAAAGTAGCGGAGAAACCTATGGTCGTGGACCATTAATGAATGCTTTGCCTGCCATAAAGACTGCAAACCTACTTATTGAAATGGTTTTAGAAAATGCACAGATGTCTATATCTGGAATGTATCAAGTTGAAGATGATGGCGTAGTTAATGTAGATAACATCTCATTAATTCCCGGAACAATAATTCCTAAAGCTGCTGGGTCGTCTGGACTACAGCCAATACCACAAGCTGGAAACTTTAATGTTAGTGACTTAGTTTTAAAAGACCAAAGAAACAATATTAAGAAAGCCTTATATAATGATATGTTGGGAATGCCTAATCAATCTACACCAATGTCTGCAACAGAAGTAGCAGAAAGACAAGCTGATTTATCACGTCAAATTGGTGCAGCATTCGGAAGATTACAAGCAGAATTAGTAACACCAGTATTACAAAGAGTAGTTTATATCCTTAAAAAACAAGGAAGAATTAAAATACCTAAAGTAAACGGTAGAGAAATAAAAGTAACTTCATCAAGCCCACTAGCACAGGCACAATACCAACAAGATGTAGCTACAGTAGACAGATTTTTAGCAATGATACAAGGCAGAGTAGGTCCAGAACTTACAAATTTGATAGTAGATCAAATGAAAGTAGCTAAGTATGTAGCTAAAAAACTAGGGGTGCCAGAAGAATTGGTGCGTTCTGAAGAGGAAATGCAAGCCGCAGCTCAACAAATGCAACAAATGATGGCTCAACAACAACAATCAACTGAACCACAAGGAGAATAATTATGCCAATGGGTAAAGGAACTTATGGAAGTAAGGTTGGTCGTCCACCAATGAAAAAGAAAAAGGACAGCATGAAGAAGAAAAAAAAGAAAAAGTGAGGTCTTTATGACAGAGAACAAGCCCAATAAACTTATTGGATTAGACGGCATGACCAGACAATCTAAAGATGAGGAGAACTTAAATACTTTGTGTTTTGGTGTATTCAACACCGTATCAGGAAAAGAAATCTTAAAGTACTTGAAATCCTTAACGTTAGACGCAGTAGCTGGTCCAGAAATATCCAATGAACAATTGAGACATTTAGAGGGACAAAGATACATTGTTGGTTTATTACAAAGAAGAATCAACAAAGGTACTAGTCAAAAATTAGTTAAGGAGAATAACAATGGCTGAAGAGCAACAAGCAGTAGAATCTACTGAACAAACAACACAAGAACCCGTACAACAAGAAACAGAAAATGTTTCACGTGAAACATCTGAACCTGAAGTTTTAGCAGATAGACCAGACTTTGTACCAGAAAAATTTTGGAATGAAGAAACTGGTGAAGTTAAACTTCAAGATATATGCCACTCATATAGCAATGCAGAACAGCTTATTTCTGGAAAAGAAGAAGCATGGGAAGAAAGAATTAAGTCTAAAATGGATTTAGAGAGCAAAGAACTTATTCCTGAATCGCCAGATAAGTATGAACTTCCTGATTTGCTAGAGGGAATTAATGAAGAAATGGTAGAATCTAACCCAATTATGGAAGATTTTAGAAAATATGCCCATGAAAATAAGGTATCCCCAGATCAATTTAAAAATTTAGTCAACATGTATTTGGATAAACTTGTCTATCCACAACAAAAAGCTTTTGAAGAAGAATCTAAAAAGCTTGGAGACAATGGACCTGAGAGACTTGACGCTGCAAATTCTTTTGTAACTGCAAACTTTACACCAGAAGAAGCACAGTTAATTCAATATACTTTAGGAACATCTGCATTAGGCGTTGATATTTTAGAAAAAGTACAGAATTTAACTAAGTCAACTAGGGTAATGGCAGACGCAGTAGCGAAACCACAGTCTCCATTAACTCTTGCTAAAGTAAGAGAAAAGATGAAAGACCCTAAATACTTCGACCCCAGACATAAAGACCCAGCTTACATCAAGGAAGTTGATGAAGACTTTGCTAGGTTATATGGAGACAGCTAGACTTTATGTCGAACGAGGATTGCCAGATCATTCTTATGAACTGGCACCTCACCTAAAACAATCAGATAAAGAAGAACTAGCAATCATGGGCAATGACCCATTGACTTCTTTACTTTCTCCTTTTCGTTATAGATACAGAAAAAATATAAATACGTACACAGTAATGACTGCAGACAAGGAAGTTATTGCTATGTTTGGTGTTATTCCTTTAATGAATGAAACCAAAAAAGGTGCTGTATGGTTTCTTTCTAAAGAATTTACTAGAAAACAATCACTATATTTTGCTAAAAGAAATAACAAATGGACAGATTACTTTCTATCTGACTATGATTATGTGTTTAATTTTGTACCAATTCATAATATTTCTACAATAAAGTGGTTAAAATGGCAGGGTTTTTTGTTTAAAAGAAATCATTTGCTTGTTAAAGATATTGAAATGTTGTATTTTTATAGGCAGATACAGGGTGTATCTGGAAATATACAGCCCATTATTGATGATATCGGTCCAGTATGGACAACCGAAAAAGCAGATAAGGGACAACTGTTAGAACATTAAATGATAATTTTTAAGGAGAGAGTTAAATGGCAACTCAAATTACAAATTCGTTTATTAAGCAGTTTGAATCCGAAGTCCACATGGCTTATCAAAGAATGGGTTCAAAGCTTAAGAATACGGTAAGACAAACATCAAATGTTCAAGGTAACCAAGCAAGATTCCAAAAAGTAGGAACAGGCACAGCGTCTACTAAATCTAGACACGGTGAAGTTCCAACAATGGAGTTAACACATTCTACAGTAGATGTCACATTAAGTGATTTCTATGCTGCGGATATGGTTGACAAACTTGATGAGCTAAAAACAAATATTGACGAAAGACAAATATTAGCTCAATCAGCTGCTTCGGCTCTTGGACGTAAAGTAGACCAGTTAATAATAGATGTATTAGACGCTGGCTCTAACTCAAACAACGTAGTTCATGGTTCAGCGGCATTAACGCTAGCTAAAGCTTTAACAGTATATGAAGCATTCGGCGAAGCAGATATCCCTGATGACGGACAAAGATACTTTGTTGTATCACCTGCTGGTTGGGCTGACCTATTACAAATAGATCAATTCAGCAGAGCAGAATACGTAGGAGAGGGAGACT